TGGCAGTATGTTTTTGCCATGGGAGGTGGCAACCTACCCCCATGCGCCCCTAGCCCGGGTTGACGCTAAATGGTTGGGCCGCCTATATACAAACAAAAATAAAATAGGTCGATTTTAGCGAACCAACGATGCCAGCCCACCCTTTATGAATTATGTCTTCCTTAACTAATATCGCAAAGGGGTGCAACCGACCACGTTCGGCCTCTGGGAAAACTAGCAGTGTAAGATCTGGATCCAATGGATCAGTTTCTGCTAGCAGACCCTCAGGACACGTCGCCGGCTCTGTCCCCCATAACAAATACGTCTTTCCTAAAGTCCAAGACCCCGCTTACAATAGGGGCCACGGAGACAACCGTGCTCGCGCCAAACAAAGTCCTCCGCCAAAACGAGGAGGCAAACAAGACCCCGCCAAATCGAGGGGCCACGGAGACAACCGTGCTCGCGTTAAACAAAGTCCCCCGTCCATACAAGGGGGCAATAGCCGGCAACGGAAACAGAACGCCAGGGCAGCCAGACACAACAGGGCCCTCGCCGACCAGCTTCTAAATGAGGAAGAGAAGAGGGCCGGTTATGAGGATGCACAGGCTGAGGCAGTTCAGGAGTCAGAGAGTGTGACTCCACCGATTGCGGCGCCATCACGACCACCAGGTGATGGAGAAGAAGGGAGCTTGAAGGAGGGCTACCCAAGTGAGGATGAGAAAGGTAGTGCTAATGGAAGCACACCTAATGAAGAGGATGGTAGTGATGGTGGTGTCACTCCGGAGGATTTCATCAATTTTATCAAACCATTGGTCCGTGTCGTGTTTATGTGCGACTCTGCCAATCCAGATAGGGCAGCACTAAAATGTTACAACAGGGCTGCACTCTGGGTCAGCAGATCCCAATATAGGGGAATCGACCATTTGGATTTGATCAAGTTGGTGGTGGAGGAGGTATATGCACAGGGTGAGCTCCCGGTGACGCATAAAATTCGGTTTTTACGGATGGTGTACGCTTTCAAGCAAGCACCAGCTGCTACGGTCGTTGAGCGTCCCAAGACCTGTGCTGCCATAGCCATAGCGGCTGTGGCCACCACGGTCATCGCCGTTAAGCGCAACCCACTCAAAGTGGCTGCGGCTTTTTGTATGGCCTGGGCGGGTAGAGCGGTATGGAACAGCTACAAGAAACCAGCAGCATCCATCAATCCATTTGAGATGGAGGATAAATGCTGTGTAGACTGTCCGCTCCCCGACACCTTCTCCGGAAGCTTCAAACCAACCCCAACCCCGACGTGCGTTCCCAAACCCGTGTACGTTGGCTTCACCGTGGCACCCAAACATGTTTGGGTGCCCCGCAGTTGTAGCCACAATGAGGAGAACGCGCTAAAGACGAGGCAGCTCTTACCAGCGCTCAGCACCCCTGTTAAACGAGCTGAGCGGTATGAAGCAGCCTTCCGATGCCTGCAGGAAGAGATGAAGATCCCTGTAGTAGAGATGAGTGCCGAAGCGCGCGAGGAATTTATGGCCCATCTCACCACCAGCCAAAGGCGGATGGTGATAAAAGCATTGGAGACCTGCAGCCACGTGCCAACCGCACGCACCAAGGCTTTTGTCAAAAGGGAAGTCCTGACTGAGAAGAAACTCGTCAAGGAAAACCCTCGCCTTATATCTAGTAAGGAAGTGGAGTATTTCGCGGAGGTGGGCCCGGAATACTATACTTGGCAGAAGCAGGGTACGAAGGATCTGTGGGCGACACCGGAGCTGGCCTTACAACAAAAATTTATCTACCCTGGAGCTATGACCGGTGATCAGATAGGTGAGATAGTCACCTATTTTGAACACCTTGGTTGGCATGCTCTTGAGGCTGATTATTCACGTTATGATGGCCACACGGAGGAGGAGGCGTTGGATGCCGAAATGAAATTTTACAAGAATTACCTCACAGATACAGAGGTAGATTTTCTGAGGCTCCAACTCAACACCAAGGGGCGCACTATGTCCGGACACAAATTTAAATGCAAGGGCAAACGTGCCAGTGGGGTGGCGAATACAACGTTCGGCAACACCTTCATTGGTTTCGCTATAGCTGCACTGATTTTGTCTGAGATGGACATAGAAGACTACTGCGTCATGCAACTTGGTGATGACAACATCATCTTTACTAAGAAGAAGGTGGCAGTCGGGCCTTTCGTTGAGAAAGCACTGGATTTTGGCCACAAACTTGAGATGGTGTATCGTAGTCCGGAGGAGTATGACTTCTTGGAATTCTGTTCGCAGAGGTTCTACGACATTGGAGATACCCGAGTATTGGGACCAAAGATTGGCAGAGTGCTGGCAAAAACCTTCATCAGCACCATCAAGGTACCCAATGACGACATGAAGGCATACGTCACGGGCATCGCCAAAGGGTTCAAACACTATGGGTGGTTGCCCATTTTGGGCCCACTGTGCCGTCAGATTATCGAGCATGGACACGAGTCCTATTCATGCGTGAATGGGAACCCCTACAAGATTTGCCTCCGTAGGGATTTAGATGTGGACCCTCAAGCAGTAGCGACTATGATCGAGCGCGTGTATGGAATAGATTTCGAACTACTTGAGAGTACGGTGCTGGAGATGGATGTCATGAACAACCTGGGTTGTTCATTTGAACACGAATCCTTCTACCAGATCCTTGAAGTCGACGGTGTTGTGCCCTCGGGCACCGCCGCTGATTTCTTGGGCTAAAACACCAAGCCACGCCTGGGAAGCATTATAACTCATCCGCTGGAGAGACAACCAGTTTAACAAACGTGGAAGGACCATCGTCCGTGGATCGAATATCCTATAGAGGCCGCGAAGGGTCGGCAGCATACCCTTTCCTTGTCGAAGATGACTCACTCCCTGGTCAGGAGACTATAACCAGACCCATGGGGCGGAGCGCGTAATCCGTCCCACAATTCCGCCTTGGGTTAGTACCCCGGGGACGGTCTAAACGCTATTACTAAGAATAACAATAAAACAAATAAAAATAATAAGCGCAACCCACAGCGCAAAGTGGGCAAACAACAGCAACGTGGTCGACAACCGCAGAATTATGCCAATGATAAGAAAAGCATCAAGAAGATGCTAGGTCAGTTGGTGAAGGCGGGGGGCACGATGTTAGGCGGATCATTAGGAGGAGCACCTGGAGCAGCTCTCGGATCTGCCGCCGCTGGTATGTTTAATAACATCACAGGGATGGGTGACTACGGCATAGCCGAGAACACCATTATGACTGATAACAAACCAGTGACGATGCACTCAGACAACGGGACCGTTAGGGTCAGACATACTGAGTTCATTACTGTAGTTAAATCAAGTACAGGGTTTAGCTACAATGAGTACAATTTGAACCCCGGGCTAGCAGGGACCTTTCCATGGTTAGCCAACCTCGCTCAGGGTTTTCAAACGTACGATATAGAGGGATGTGTTGTTATGTATAAACCCCTATCTGCAATGGCAGTAGGTAGCACAAACACTTCACTTGGAGTTGTGGTGATAGCCACTCAATACGATGTTGATGCCCCTTCTTTTCATACAAGAAGGGAGATGGAATCATATATGTACACGACAAGCAGTGTACCCTTTGAACATCAAATCCATCCAGTTGAGTGTGCTCCCAATTCCAAGGTGCTAGAGGAACAATACATCAGGTACGGATCAGTGACCGAGGATAAGCGATGGAGCGACCTCGGGAGAGTCACAGTTGCAACGGAAGGGATGCAGAGTGCTGACGATATAATTGGTGAGTTATGGATCACCTATGACGTCAGGCTATGTAAACCCCGCATAGTACCAAGCGGCTATGGAGTCGCTCAGTACGCCCATCTCCAAGCCGGGCCATACAATAACACCGAGATTTTGGGAGCAATTCAGCTACCAATCATCGGTCCGCTCGAGCTTTCAGTCAGTGCCACAGGCGCTGGCTACGACACCATTAGTTTTCCCCCTGGACTAGCAGAGGGTTATTTCTTTATTGGTGGATTATGGAGAGGGTCATCCACAGCATCGTGTTCGCTCGCTACGACGTTAACCAATTGCACAGCGCAGTCTTACTGGAGTTTAGATACCACTAATAGTCACTTCAGCGCAGGGACGCAGTCAGAATTCTTTCTGGACCTCGTCGTTCGAATCGACGACGTAGGAGCTGCAATACAATTAGGCACAGCGACGTTACCTGCTTCAGGAACGAGTATAGATTTATGGGTAATGCAAATCGGCCATGAGGGGTCGGTTCAGTCATTAGTCAGCCTTCAGGAGGAAGAGAAGGAGGACTGGTATGATTTGAGCCGCTCGCAGCTGATTAGACGCATGCGATCATCATCTTTTTGAAGATCCAGTACAAACCTCGCCGCTTCGGCGGTGTCCAGCTCAAGACGGTAAACTCAGCCAGAAGTAGTTTCTATTTCTGACCTAGCTCGGGTATAAATGAGCTCTTGTGGGTAGATAACCCACCCTGGTGAGAAGGACCAGTCAACAAGATTGACGAAACTCGAC